TTATCAATCTCAATACGGTCATTAATGAATTGACCAATGATATCATTATTATTCTTATAACTCTCTGTAGCAATTCTGACCTCCATGGGCTCTGGAATAGCATTTGGATTGATATACTTATGCCTTTCTATCAACATACTCATAAATGCCTCTGTCCACCTTTCAAACTTATCAGATAGTTCCAAATCCATATGAAATTCGTTGGGTTTTGTAGGGTTTTCACAGAATTTGGATTTGAACTCTACAACACGAATCCTACGCCACGTTCCTCCATCATCACTAGGAACTTCAGGTAATTCATTACACGTCAGAATCATCTTAAACTGTGGCTTAAATTCAGTAGGCTCTTTATACAACCCACGTGTAATAATCCTGTCATTACCTGACAACTCTTTCATGAACCCTATGTTGATTTTGTCATCATTACCTGGTTCCTGCATAACTGCAAATCGTCTTCCTTTTGTTCTTTCCAGCTCACTCTGAGCACTATTGGATGCAACTCGTTTCTGTGTCAACAGTGCTATAGGTAATATGCAGTAATAATCCCCCATAGCTTTTTGGACTAAATCAAGCAATCTAGACTTACCATTACTGCCTTGACCTGTAAATATATAGAATCTTTCCTGTGCAATGCTACCATCAATGGTGCAAGCCAATACATCCAATACAAAGTTTTTAACACTTTCAACAGTGAACAGTTTGTTGAAGAAATCATGTATTTCGGCATTCTCTGGTGATTCTACATTATAAGCAACATAGTTCACCTTTGTTGAATGAAATATGTAGTCATCAGGCATTCCATCTCTGAATAAGTGCATTTTAAGGTCATATACTCCATTTGCAAATCCAATCAGATGTGACCTACTATCAAGAAGTTCATCAAACTTTTCATCCATAAACAGACACTGTAATTCCTTCATGACACTTGTCTTAAATGTTGCATTTTTCAGTTGCTTCGCAATGGTTGTGCAATGTTTTGACCTATCGCTACAAATATCCTTCTGGTTATCATCATCATGTGAAGAAGATGCCTGGCAATTCCAATAATGAGCTCTTTGAAGAAATTTACTGCATATGTCTTCGCTAAGAATAATGCGAAGCGCAGAGCCTTCTGTAGTTATTTTCCAACGGTGTTTATCCTTATCATATTTATACCAAATTGTTCTATTCACTGTTTTAATTTCATTTTTGTAAATTGCTTGTACTACTTTGGCAATATCAAAGTGAGCTCCTTCACTACGAATACACTTGTCAATGAGAGGTATGATAGAATCATTAATAATTTCGTCATATTTCATAGGATTATCTTGTTTTGCCCACCATTTCAGTGTTCCAATACCCATATGGTCCTTTCGCATTTTGTTCCATAATTTTTGACATTCACCTTCTACATAAGAGCTGCCAATTTTGGAGAACTCAACCCAAGTATCAATTAGTCTGTAATCAATATTTCGGAGCACCCATCCGAGATTAATCCAGTCATCATATTTTTCTGCTCTACAATTGGATAAACATTCTAATACAAGACGCTTAATAATGATCAATTCATCATCAGATGTGTAATTTTTGTTGATATTCAAGGATTTAGCAAATATATTGTTGTGCAATTTTGTCTTATACTTGACATCAATAGCAGGTAATACATGTTTAATATATTCCTCTATTTCAGACACATGCTTTGGAAACACTGGTGTCAATGAATCTTGTTTTTTTCTCATTGAAAACAACTTTATAAAACCAATCTCGTCAGTTGCAGTGATAGGGTCATTCAATAGTTCTATACTACTACATTCTGATACATATTTGTATATTTGAGATACGCGATAAGAATCAGATTCCATTTTTTTGCTACCATACATTAGCCAACAGTTCATATCAATGATAGCCTTGTCTATAATTGATTCATATTCATTGCATATAGGAAGATTGCCAAAGAGGTCTTTAGCAACATCAAGAATCTTCTTGCGTATGAAGTGTTGCACATTATTGGATACTATGATGTGTGGAAATACAATATGTATGCCATCTTTGTTTTTACCTCTATGTTCTGATGGCTTGGGTTTCTCCATAACATAGGCTAAATTGCAATCATCAGGAACTTGAATATAAGTGTTGATAATTTGCATATAAGTTTTGACTATATTATGCACATGGTCGTTGGTATATACTCTTTTGAGTTGCCTATTTTCATCATAACTACTACTTTCATCAATGGGAAATCTGAAGTCCAAATCTATGCGTATAGGACTTACTTCAAGTGGCTTCTCTGTATAATGAAGAGATATACCGTTGGTCAAAGCAAGACCATAAAGGTTCAAGAATGTATCATACTTTTCATCTGCAATGAAAAAGGCTGCCCTGGGATTTCCCAAACTGGTGTTGCTATAAGGTTTGCCTTTTTCTATTTTGTGTTTACTTATGAAAAGATTGAGTTCTTCTTGGATGCCCATCTTGGGTATATATCTTAATTATATATATTAATTTTATTTTATATATGTTTGTATGTCAGTTTTTCTTTTTCCAAGCAATAGATACCTTAACAGTTTGTTAAGAAGACAATCAATTTTTATTTTATTTATAATAAACAGGGCTCGAATAAAATATGAATGGATTTTGTAGTCCTTCAAATGAGATGAATAAATATTGTTTTACAGAGACATCATTAAGGAAAATGGTAATAATTTGGAACATTATCAACAAAAATAAAATCAAATGCAAATCTGTAAGTGATATATACAAAGCATTACAAACAAAATTGAAACCTCATGTATATTGGTTATGGTGTGGTGTTATGGAGAGAATGGCGGAGAAAAAAATAAACACATTGTCCAATCAAATTAAAACACAGAAGACTATAAAAACTATAAATCAATTGACAAAAGCAAAGAAGGACCTGCGAATGATTGCTAAGAAGAATCTGCGACCAGAAAAACCAGAATCCTGGTATAAAAATCCTAAAACGTGGTTGTCCAATTATGATATACAGAATGTCATGTTCCAGTATTCAGATTGCAAAAAATACAAATATGCATTTTTAGGAGTTTTCCCTATAGATTTCACAGTAGCATCTGTAAATGGTGTATGTTTATACAGTGAATTTTGTCATATTAACATAAAGGATTACATCAAACGAGGAAAGAAATTTATAGGTCTTATAACAAATTTGGATAAGCATGATGAATCTGGCTCTCATTGGACGTCTACTTTTATGGTTATTGACCCGTCATTGCAAACATATGGTGCATATTACTATGATAGTACAGGAAATTCTATACCATCATACTTGAATACCTTTTTACAAGATGTTAAAAAACAATGCGATACCCTATACCCACATATAGATTTCAATATAAACTTAAATAAGAAACAACACCAATATAAGAATACTGAATGTGGTGTATTTTCCATGGTCTTTCAGATACGATGGATTAATAAACATATTGTGAAAAAGAATAATACATCTTTTGAGGAAATATTAGGGAATCCTTACATTGATGATGACCATATGTTAAAGATAAGGGACACACTTTACAGACCAAATACAAAGATGGAACTAAAGAAGTTTTTTGCTGTTAAACAAGTAGATAAAAATGCAAAAGTTCTACACAAAACCAAAAATAGCTAAACGTTGTTGCACATTAGTTAGAGAGCAGATTGATATAGAGTATGCAAAAGATTGTGTCATAGAACCAAGTGCAGGCAATGGTGTATTCATTCAAGGTCTGAAAACATTATGCAAGAATACTATATTTATTGACATCAAACCAGACAACACCATAATAACAAAACAAAATTATTTAACATATCATCACGATGCATCAAAATATCAAAAGATACATGTTATAGGAAATCCTCCTTTTGGATTCAAAGGTTCAATGGCTATCAAATTTATAAAGAAATCTGCTCAATTTGCGGATACTATATCATTTATTTTGCCTTTAAGTTTTGAAAAGAAAAGTATGCAACATTCTGTCCCATTACAATTTCATTTGAAGTATTCATGGATTCTTCCTGAAAATTCATTCAATTTCCACAACAAAGATGTGCATATACCCTCTGTCTTTCAAATATGGGAACGCAGAAATACTCTGCGCAAAGAACCAATCAAAGTCATTCCAAATGGTTATCATTATGTCAAAGACCATGTGCATGCAGATATAGCGATTCGTAGAGTAGGCTCTAATGCTGGTAAAATATATACAGTCTCATTGCCTGACAGAAATATAAATAGCCATTATTTCATTAAACTTGACAACCTCAAACACATAAAGGTCTTAGAAAACAAAGGAATCATCAAAAATACAGCAAAACATTATGTAACAGGTGCTCTTAGTATTTCTAAAAAAGATATGACAAAAGCATTGAATAATGTTATATCATAATGAAGACATTAGTATTACATAGCCTTGATGATCCATAATAATAAGAATACCATAACTGGGTATGAGAATCTAAGCATGAATTCTTGGAAGTCAGTTAGCATATTATCTGATAAATATTTACCAAGATAATGAGTTCCAATTCTTTCTAATGAAATAGCTAGGACAATAACCAAGCCAAAAACAGCAAGCTTAATGACCTCTGGTCTCTTCATGGACATCCTGTCCCAGAATGAATAAGAAGGATTCCGCTTGTATGCCACAGCAGGTACAGGTGGTTTGTAGTAATCCTGAAGATTGTCAAGATTCTGGAATTGTTCTACAGCAGGTTGTTGTCTTTTGGGAGCAGGTGCTTGCTGTACTGGTGCTGGTGCTTGCTGTACTTGTGGTGCTTGATAGACATCTTGTTGTGCCATCTTTTGTCTTGCAGGAGCAGACATTTGTTGTTCTTCATCGAAAAAGTTAGTAGAATAGTCATCTGAACCTCCACCATATGCTTGATATAAGTCTGCCATCTTAATACTATATTCTGAAAACATTATTTTTTTATTCTCTGGATATATCAGATATGAAATATACTAATACATACTTGGATATTTTTAACATTGTTCTTTGTGTCATTATTATTGGCTTTATCATTTTTGGAACCAATAAAAAATGTCTTGAAAGATTTGATAACATTGAAAATAAACCTGTTTTATCAGATTATCAAAAAGAAATTCTTGAAGGTGTACAACGTGGTGTTATAGATAATCCAACTATACAAAAGATTATCAAAGAAGGGGAGTTCAAAAAAGAAGACTTGGATAATATCATCAAATATTTAGCACTAAATGAAAAATCTGCATAACCCTTTTTATGTTTCTTCTTCATCTTCTTCATCTTCTTCATCTTCTTCAGTATATCTTCTATTCAAGTTAAATTTTGATTTATTGTCTTGAGTGAATTTATAAGCAATCATTTTGTTCATATTGTCAATATTTTTTTGACTATATTCTAATTCTCTTTTTTTGTATAAATCTAAATTATCCCTTGAGAAATCCTCATCTTCTTCATCCGATTCACCTTCTTGTTCTTCTTGTTTGTATAAATAATTTATTATATTAGGATTGTAATCCGGGTTCAATATAGAATTATGAAAAGCATTATCTTGTTTAGGCTCATAGTAATAAATAGCAAATACTAAATTATGATTGACACCTTTAAAATTATACAATGCTCCTGTTTCTGTTTCAAAACGCAGTGTTAGTCTGGAAAGCTTTCCAATGGGATGGAATTCTCTTGTAGGAACTTTTAAAAATGATGTTTTTTCGTCATTATATCCATAACTATTGATTCGTATCTTTGCAAGACCATTATTATATTTTGTATATGCTAAAGACCTATATAAATGTTGCTCTATTTCAGGACATCTAATTAAGAGATATTTACTTCCTATTAGATACATCATACCTGGTGCATACAGCACATGTCTACCAGTCGTATCTTTATAACTGTGATATAACTTTTCAAATCCATCAACATCATTATATTCAGCATAGTGATACTTGGTAGTTTCCTTACGAGATGTGTATAAATCAAAACCTAATGCTTCGGCAATAGTAGATTGACTCATGTCTAATATGAAAGGCTTGGATGATTTAAAATATATCATGTTTGTTAATTCTGCAGGGGTATCTACAGGAACTATGTCAAGGTCTATGCCATTTTCTTCAAATGTTGTTCTAAGTTTGTTAATAAATACATTTGTTGTGTAATCACCTACAGGCACATCTATATGAGAAAACATGGTTCTATCATATATTTTTTTACCATCTTTATCACTAATGACAGGGATCATGTTATTTTCATCATTGGTAGCAATATAATAATAGAGCCTATTGTTATTTGTATCTATATTACACATTGTTTTAGGGACACTCACATCAATAATTTCTATACCTATCACATTTTTGAAAGGAGTTGTAAACTCTAAAGTATATTCAGAAGGATCTGGATATACCTTTCTATCCCTATCTTTGCTATCTATCAGAAAAGTATAAGATTGTTTGATACTATTTTTTTTTAAATAATTTATATCTTCTATTGACATTAGAAAAGTAAATAAAACAATTCCTTAAATGAGACTTATGTATTATGTAAATTTTATTTTACTATGCATAATCATTTCAAATATTATTTTGCAATCTATAAAAGCAAAAGAAGGGTTTGAATCATCAATAATGCATTCAGCTTCCAATCATATACGGGCTAAAATGAGACCATGTACAATCCAGCTTACAAACGATGATGAAATATGTGATAAACTTTCAGATATCTATGAATTGAGCGATTCTCAACTTCAGGTAATATTAAATACAATGAAAACAAACAATGCTGATAAGACTGCATATAATATGTTGCAATATGTCAAATCTGTAAAACAGATACTTCCTATGAATAGTTGTAAAATACAATTATCCCAATGGAAAGAAATTCAAGAAACGTATACATCAACATCAAACATAATATATCCTTACAAATTCATAACAAAGAATAATGAATATAACACAAGTAATTTATCAGGGTATTGTTTTTATGATGTTTCTGATGCAGCTACAAACAATGGACATATTGACTATTTAGAAGATATATCAAATCCTTCATCTACACAATTATATACATTACATAAGTTGAACAATACATCTGATGCACAATCTATCAAAGATTTATACTGTAGTACACAACCAGGTTCATCATTTGTACCTTTAGATAGTGTGTTGAACTTCATGCGATTACATGCATACGTAGGGGAAAACAATACAATAAAAATCCACAAAATAGATGTTGTATCATACAATACTGAATTAAATAGGTTTCAACCAAATACATCATATGAAATATCAAAATTCTTTGAATTTCAATACAACAACAAACAATTATTTCTAGGTTTTAGTAAAATGTCGTTATCAATTTATACATTCTCATTTGATATATGCAAACGAATCAAGGAATATACTATTTCTAATTCAATTGATTTTTCCTTTGAAGAATTTCCAAATATGCTACCAAAACTTGTTGAAAATAATATTGAATTGCCGCAAAAAGATAAGAATATTCAAGCAAATATCAATGCAAAAATAAATGATATCATTGAACATCATAACAGTCTTAATGACCAAATACAAGTATATGATGAGAGTATTCTTGAAATCATGAAAAATTACGATCAATTACAAGATATGGAATGTAGAGATGAGAAATGCAATGTTCGGCAACAATATTTACTATCAAAACGTGATATTTTGAAATCTGAAAAGGCTCATTTAGAAAATCTATTACTCAAACAAAAAGAAGAGCATATAACATACACTGAATTGAGTAATAAACTTAAATCGTCTTTCTTCACATTTGATGAAATTAATAATATGTTAGGTACATTTGGAGTTCCTATACCCTATGATAAATATGCATTCTTGATATCAAATGACGACTGTATTTACTTACAAATCTGATAGCTTCATTATTCGCAATGATTTGTCTGGTGTATCTCTGTGAATGTATTTTGGCAAATGATTTTTATGTAATATGAGATATCTTGTTATATCATGTGGTGTGTTATCAGGTAATCTGTTATTTATGTATGCATGCAATAAAATGGTCTTGAATACAATGTAACAATATGCATTTGAATACTCCACCCATGAATTGTTTCCTTGTTTTTTTAATATTTTGCTTGTTTGATACAAGCTATGTTTCAACTCTGATTGTAATAAAGTTTTAAATTTTATATTATATTCGGATGACACGAATGATATAAAAAATAGAGTAGCCCAAAGTTCTACAACTGCTTCATTAGGAATCAAAACAGTTTGCTTGGCTATGTTAAATGTTTTCTTCAATTCTGCTATATCTGATACAGACCAGTTGTCATGATGTATACTTTTCACATGATGTAGCATTTCATGAATGATAACTTTTGCATACTCTTCTTGTCTTATAATAAATATGTTATTTCTATTAGGGTTTGTAAACCCACCATTTATATTAATAACATCAATTGGTTTGTTTTGACATATATATCGCTTATATGGAGAAAACATAATATAAATGTTGAAGGACTCTGTCATATTGAAAAATTTATGAATTAAGATACAATGCTTAAGAGTCCGCAGAATTTTATACAAGTTTTCGTGCAATGTATCAACATATAATAAATGCAATGTGATAGGTCCACATGATACATGTATATATTTATTACATTTCTCGGCATAATCTCGTATTTTATCTGGACAGAAATGAGATGTTTTAAGTTCGGATACAAACATATCTTTGATATTATTTACATTATATTCTGTAATAGTATATTTCATATTCCAAATAGATACACTATTGTAATCAAGTTTGTGTATATCAATCATTTCTATGAATATCGAAAAAAGCTTGTGCTTCTTTAATAACAATAGATATAAATTTGTCATTTTGCATTTTTGAACTAAAATACAAAAATTTGTTTGACACATAATTTTTAGCATTTTTTTCATTAATATCTGAACATTCCTTACTAAGGTCATACCAATACATGGAACGTTTCAAGAAGACATCTGATACAATTGTTCTAATATCTGATTTCATTTTTCGTTTATAATCATCTGCTTTCCACATCTGAAGGCTCAAATGCATATACTCCCATCTACCATTTCCGATGTATCTATACATGTTTTTCAATATCATATAAATAATAATAGAAGCATCATAATGTGTCAATGAGTCCGGCATTCTATCAATATACTGGTTTATTTCATCAATGTTTCTTATATTGTATAATTGAATGACATCATCATTCATGTCTATGCAAATAATGTGTTTGATAATATCTTTATATATGGATACATAATATTTTTGCATCATAAAAATATATAAAATAGTAGTAGAATACAAAATATCATGCATGCATGGAATATATTAGATGTTTACTTTCAAAATCATAAGTATCCTTTTACAAGCCATCACCTGGACAGTTTCAGAGAATTAATCAAAACATACATACCCGATACCATAAAATCCTATAATCCTATAACCATGATTAAATATGATGACTTTGGAAATATATTGATGAAAGTAGACATTTTTATTGGTGGAAAGGACGGGTCTAATATTTATGTTGATAGACCTATAACATTTGAAGGTGGAAATGCAAAGTTGTTAACCCCAAATGATGCAAGGCTTCGTAATCTTACATATGAAAGCCATTTATACGCTAATGTACTTGTAGAAATAACTGATATTGACAACAAAAAGGTACAAAAAGAATTCAAAAATGTAGCTATTGGAAGCATACCAATTATGCTTCATAGTGATATTTGTATATTAAACGGACAAGGTGCAGATGTTTTACAGAAATTAGGCGAATGTGTCTATGATACAGGCGGTTATTTCATAATTGATGGTAAAGAGAAGGTGATAATTGCTCAAGAACGTATAACCACCAATCGCTTGTTTGCCTCAAAAATCAAAGATGATAATACATTTAGCTATAAAGGACTTATCCAATGTACAGGAGAAACAGGAGAAACTATGCTCTCTCCAAGAACTGTTGAATTCTATCTTGTGAAAAATCCTGATATAAATACAGAAGATGATGTTGCAGAAGATTACAGAGATAAGAAAGGGGTTATTATGGTGTCTTTGCCATCTGTTCTAGGAAAGATACCATTATGTACATTCTTCAGGGCACTTGGTATAGAAAGTGATAAAGATATTTATGAGGCAATATTTGGATTGGACAACAATGAAATTGAGAAGAATATGTTTGACAATTTTATAAGACCAAGTATTTGTAATAATGAATACAATATATATACACAAGATGCTGCTATGCAATATCTCAGACCATTAGTAAAGTACAATAATATAGAACACGTTAAAAGTATTCTGACAACTGATGTATTTCCCAATGTACCGTTATATGCTAATAAAGGCAGATATCTTGGATATTTAGTCAAACAATTCATTAATGTTTGTATGCACATTGCTCCAGTGAGCGACAGAGACAGTTATATTTACAAGAGGGTGGATATCAGTGGTTATCTTCTTGCTGAATTGTTTCATGAATCATATATGAAGCTTCGTAAATTTATCAGGGACAAGATGGATTCTATGTACCATTTTGGATCATGGAATCAGAAACAGGACTATGAAAATTTTATAACCGAACATAATATTTATAAGTTGATACCTAATCTTATCATTGCACAGACTTTTGCAAAATCTCTGAAAGGTATGTGGGGTATTGTGAATGAAGAAGACCCTGAACTGGGAAAGGTTCAAGACCTTGCTCGTATAAGTTATATTGGGTTCTTATCTCATCTAAGGCGAGTAAATATGCCATTAGACAGAAGCATAAAATTAACAAGCCCTCATAAGTTGCATTCACAACAATATGGTGTTATGTGTCCCTTTGAAACCCCAGATGGAGGTTCTGTTGGATATTTGAAGAACTTGGCATTCCTTACAAAGATAGCATCTGGGACAAATACAGATAATATCAGGAGATGTCTATTAGACATTGGCATAGTTCCTGTTGAATATTATGATGTATCTGTTTCTAGAGATATTGCAAAGGTTTTTATTAATGGAACATGGTTTGGTATATGCAAAGATCCAGTGCAAACCATCCGAATATTACGAGCATATAGACGAAATAGTATGATTAATATTCTTGTATCTATTTCTTGGAATATTAAGGCAAATGAAATCAGAATTCTGACAGAGGCAGGAAGACCCTGTAGACCTCTTATCATAGCACACAAGAATATCAAAAAGACTGATAATTGGTTTGATTTGATATGTGGTTCTACATTACAACTAACTGATGCTGACAAAACAGATGAATTCTATTATAGAAGCGAATATATCAACCCAGAGACATTACCAATGTTTCAAGACAAAAGTATGGAGCAGATTTTGAAAGTCCTTGAGAAAAATGCAGCATGTTTGGAATATTTGGACATTGAAGAAGAGGATACCTGTTATATTGCTATGGAAGAGAAGAATCTCAATGTTTTTCATACTCATCTTGAAATCCATCCTGCTACCATGATGAGTGTGGTAAGTGGAAATATACCATTATCTAATCATAATCAGTCTGCAAGAAATGTTTTTCATGCTGCACAGAGCAAGCAAGCTATTGGTGTATATGCCACAAATTTCAACCAACGATTTGATACAATGTCGTATGTTCATCATTATCCTCAGAGACCTTTGGTCAGTACCAGATTGTCGCAATATACATGTAGTGATAATATGCCAAATGGGTTTAATGTTATAGCTGCAATTATGACATATACTGGCTTCAATCAAGAAGATAGTATTATGATTAACAAGAAGAGCGTGGAACGTGGTTTGTTTAACCTGTCCTATTTTAAGTCTGTTTCAGCAACTGCAAAGGAAGTCAATCAAAATGAGAGGATTATCTTTGCAAATCCCATGGATTATGTTAATAAAGGTATACAAGTCAAAGGAATAAAACATGCAAACTATAGTTTATTGGATACAAATGGATTTATTAAAGAAGGTTCAATTGTATCTAAAGGACAGAAAGCTGTTGTCATTGGTATGCTAAATATAAAGGATGTATACAAAGAGGTTAAAAAAGGGGTATTCACAGAATTTGCAAGAGAAGAAGTTTATACAGATGTATCATTAACTACTGATAATTCTTTATTTGGTACTGTAAATAAGGTATTTTATTCAACTAAAACTGTTGGTAATAATTCTTCTGTATGTAAGGTACGATTCTTGAAAATTAGGAAACCTGAATTTGGTGATAAACATGCATCAAGACATGGTCAAAAAGGTGTAGTAGGTATGATAATTCCTGAAGAAAGTATGCCATTTACAAAAGATGGAGTAAAACCTGATATTATTATTAATCCTCATGCTATTCCTTCAAGAATGACCATTGGGCATTTGGTGGAATGCGTGTTTGCTAAGTTATGTTGTATGAAAGGTGCTATAGGGGATGGTACTGTTTTTATTCCATTTGATGAATCTAAAGTATATAATGAATTAGGTGAGAAAGGATTTAATCATCATGGTAATGAAATACTTTATAATGGATTCACTGGTCAACAAATACAAAGTGAGATATTTATTGGTCCAACATTTTACTTCAGATTGAAGCATATGGTTGCTGATAAAATTAATGTAAGAGGACACGACAGGGACAAAAATGAGCTACCCAAAGTTATGCTGACAAGACAGCCTACATCTGGAAAGAGAAAAGGCGGTGGTCTTCGTATTGGTGAGATGGAACGTGATAGTGTACTCAGTCATGGAGCATCACTATTTATGAAAGAAAGTATGATGGAAAGGTCTGATAAATACAAATGGGCTGTGTGTAAAAGATGTGGAACATTGGCTGTATACAATCCATCCAGAAAAAACCGGATTATCCAGTGTAAATTATGTAATAAAGATGACTTAGCAGTTGTGGAAACACCATATGCATTCAAATTATTAGTACAAGAATTGCAGAGTATGGGAATAGAAATGCGATTGAATGTAGAAGATGTTGGTGATATACGTGATATGCAACTTGCAAATATGGATTTGATGACAGGAGGTGCAATTCAAGCAAATACTATTCAGAATATACCAATTGCTGAATATTCTGGTGGTGAAGTTGGTGAAGATGGTGACAATGATGAATTAGATGAAGTTGGTGAAGATGATGAAGATGATGAATTAGATGAAGTTGGTGAAGTTGGTGAAGTTGGTGAAGATGGTGAAGATGGTGAAGATGATGAATTAGATGAAGTTGGTGAAGATGATGAATTAGATGAAGATGATGAATTAGATGATGATGATGAAGTTGGTGAAGATGATGATGATGAAGTTGGTGAAGATGATGAAGATGATGAAGATGATGAAGATGATGAATTAGATGATGCAGATACAACAATTGATAATACAAATAGCACAAATAGAGGAAACGATGAAGATGAAAATGAGGGAAAAACAGAAGGATTGCTAACAGACACAGAAGATATTAGAGTCATAAAATTGACATAATTTTTTTTAGTTATAATCATTAGATAGGTAATAAAATACATGGATATTTTAATGACAGTGGTATTTGCCATAATGTTTTTAATCATAATTGGTGTTACTATCTACTTAATATATGACTACATGGGATATAAAGACAATGTAGATACTGCATTTGAAATCTCTACCAATTATATTAATGATACTTTTGAAAAGGTTTCAGACAATATTGATGCAACTGCTGAAGATCTTTCAAAAGGTATTAACAATAACACCAAAAATATAACCACCCTAAATGTAAGAACAGATGGAGTAGTAACAAAAACTCAACTGATTGAAGATGAAGCAAACAATTTGAGGTCATCTGTTGGAATCATGCAAGATAACGTAAGTAACTTGAGTTCTAATATATCAAGAGAAGCTCGTAAAACCGCAGCACTTCAAGGTTCTATACAGAATATACACAATCATGTTTCAAACATCTATGGAAACATACATAACATGTCATCTAATATAACAAATGTATCTTCAAGATATGGTACACTAAATCATTCTGTGCAAAATGCCAGAACTGATATTTCAAATATACAAAATAACGTGAATCAAATCAATTATGATATGACAAATGAGTCTGCAAAAGTTGGTGTACTTGAAACGTCAGTTCAAAATGTAGAAAGCAATGTTTCAAAGTCTCAAGAACGCATAAACAAGGTTTCAAATAAAATGAACCAGTTTGACACAGCTTTGAAGAAGTATTTCAAATTTTCAGAAGACAATGTTGGAATTGATAATGATAAAATATTTCAGCATACATTTAGTGGTATCAACCCAAATTTGCAATTATTGACAGAAGTTGATGCTGTTAGTGGCTTAACTGTGAAAACATCTGGTAATCAATCATTCAAAGTCTGTAATGCTGAAAACAATTGCATGAGTATGAATGTAGAAAATGACAGATTTAATATAACACCAATTAATGTCAATAACTTAACAATCAATTCACGAAATAATAGCACTTTAGCTAATTTTGACCTTCAAACCAATAGTATATATTTAGGAGGCAGTGATATGAATGCTCCAATGTTCATACAAGACAGTAATCTCTATGTAAACAATATGAGTGTTTTAATTAAAGAGCCAGGAAAAACATATACCAATAATGATTTGCAAAGTGTAAGGAAATTCAAAATAACAGGGGAAGAGATATATGATGTAGGGAGATTAATTCATGATACTTTGGAAGAATATGCTGTAAGAATTGATTACAGTCTTGTAAATGCAACAGAAACAACTTTAGAACAGTCTGCGTCACAATCAAGTCCTTCATATATCATTAATACACTTTCCATGAGAATACAATCAGGTGCTGATTTGAGAAAAAATGATTATATACTATATGCAATACCATCATCTGTATATGGTACATTTACAGGATACAATGAAGATGGAACTGCAAAAATATACACATTGGAAAATGTTATGACAGACAATGTAGATACTACAAAATCCATAGTAGAATCTTCAAATGATTCGCTTATGCTAAAAATAGTTATCAACAAGAATATAGCTAAAAATACAGAAATTCTCTTGCAATTATATGGTATAGATATATTTTCTTATAAAAATCTCATACCAAAGAATGGTAATGTAAACGGTGCTATAACAAGAGCATAAAAATTGACTTTTTACATAATGCTTTTAGGCTTTTTTTTCTGTTGGTGTAAAGTAAAAGAACATGAATTACATAATATATATCGTGTTTGTTATAATGTTTTTAGCAATTATCAGTATGTTAATAATATTATATAACACACACACCTATAAGTATGAAATGGAAACTTATATCAATTATATACATTCTGACACATCTAAACCAATTAAAGAGGATTTTACAAACTATCTGATTAATTGGGACCAAAAAGAAAGGAGATATGATGAGAAAATAGCTGATATATATAACACTTCTTTAGAAAATTATAAGAGTGGTGTGGATTTCCATAATACATCTAAAAAATATTATCAGCAATATATTGAACTTTCCGATGTTAAAAGTAACAATCCTTTTTTTGCATACGGATGTATAAAAAATATCACGCAAAATGATTTACTTATAACATTACAGAAAATGTTTTATGTATCATATCATGAATTCTATTCTATTTCAATGAATGATATAACACAAAAAGTAGCAGAAGATATTGATAGAACTATGGACAAGATGAATGGTCAAGAATTGAAAGACCCGGTATATTTTCTTATATTTCAAGCTCCTCGCTTTCAATTTAATAACGAAACCTATATTGCAAGACACGATTCTGTAAATAACCTCAAACCATCTTATGAACAAAATGTTGAGAATGTAAGCATAGGTGAAAAACCTTTAGTGACAAAAATATTTGTCATGTATCCTTATTATTATCACGACCCTATGGAAACAACAAAGATATTACCATATGCAAATGAAGAAGGATATAAAGCATTCAAGCAATATTTCAACGACAGTAGAATGACTAGGGACAAATTATGTTTTATTGAATGCAATGGTGTAAATGGCTACGCATGCGGCTGTCTGAATTCTGAAAAAAGAGTGGATAATGCATATACAAGTAAATGTATCAACTTAGATAATGAATATTTTGATTATGGTATGATATATGCTGTAAACAAATTCAATCCATTGTTTCAAAAAAAATTTATCACAAAAAATTATATTATTTAATCATCATCTGCAATAAATGTGTATTTTTTCCTCTTAGACACTGGTTCTTCTATGGGAAGTTTTTTACATTCCTCTACTTTTTCCCAGAACTTGTTGATTTTAGGAACAGTGGTTTGCCATAGCTCTTCATCAAATTCTATTCTTTGTACATTAATTTTTTCAAGACTCCATGGTGTGAGTTTTAAAAACTGTAATTCTGTATTGCTGCAGTCCATTATATATACTTGCTTATTGATATCATTTAGCGCATCTGATGCTGTCAGAAATGCTTTAGAATATAAATAAGTATATTCTCCAGACTCTTTGTTTTTGTATTCAGCAATGATTCCATGCATCATTTTGCTTTCATTGAATTGTTCAATATATTTATACACAGATTCATGTACTTTGAATTTGCATTCTATGAAATCACATTCTTTTAATCCACATACTGCAAGTTGCCCTTGAATTTGCATATAATATTTTTCAAGTATATTTCCGTCCACTATTTCACGTGAATAAGGACATTTGATTTCAATCATTATACCAATGTCATTAATACCATCAGGCGATGCTCCAAAGTGTTCAAGACAATTATCTGGAATAAGTCCAAATTCGGATATGACAATATTCTGATTCATCTGCGAGTAACATCTGGTTGCCATTGATTCAAACATAACACCCCATTTAAGAGCAGGAATGCCATTGTAATTCACGTTATCTTTTACAACACCTGCTTTTTTCTTAGCAAGGCTTAAATTATTTTCTTTGATGGCATCATCAAGGTCTGATGCAGTTAGTCTATTTTTTCTCAGTTCAAACCATTCTACTGATCTTTGCTTTATCAAAGGAATTTGTTGTAATGCTACAAGTTTACTCATATATTCTTGCAATTTTCTTTGGCGATTCACTACTACTTCGGTTGAATATTCTTGCAATATTGCAGTATTGTTTGAATAAATTGCCATATCCAGTCTGTTTTGTAGACTTGTTTCATTATGGTTCTTAATCAGTTTTGCCAACACCATTTTTATAGCACGTGATGTAATAACACGTTTTGTACTTATATTGTTTTTACGTTTGCATTTTGAGTTGATTGTTTTGGTCTTCTTGTAATTCTTTTTTTTTATATGTTTTAGACATTTTAAGTTTTCTATCTTGTTCAGCATGGATTTTAGCTAATGTTGTTTTTACGTTGTAGTTGATATCATCAACTTTACTAGTTTCTATCACTTTTTTTGTTTTACACTTGATAACATATTCAAGTAATTCAATTTGTTTATTATTAAGAATGGTATCAAATGTTATATTAAGGTCAGACATAACATATATTGTAATATAATCATATCATTTTTTTATATATCTTTGATTTCTTTGATAGATATATTATTATTATGAATATTGATGTATTGATATGATGAATTACCAAAAGCACGAGATATACCGGTATCTGTAAGCCACAATCTTTCATGCATGAGTTGAATACCATTTACAGGTGTATGACCTACAAATACATAAGAACATCCTAATCTTTCTAAAACATTATTGAATTCACCTATTTCATCAATATTACGTGTCCATAAAATTCCATCCATGCCCAATATAACTGTGTCAAATATGTTCTTATCTTCTTGATTTAATTGATTAGTTAGGACAAATTGTTTCCATATATCATTCAAATAAGATATGGGCTTGTTTGATGCATGCAACACATCTAAATGTAGCTTTTTAATTCCAGCATGGCAGAAAAATAGTTGCCCTATTTTCAAAACCAATTGTCTATTGCCTATTATAGGTGATAATGTACCTTTTGGCATGAAATTTCTATATCTATGTTCATCATTGCTTTTTGCAGATACATAAGAAAAATTACCAATTACATTCATAAGCTCATGATTTCCTATTAAAGAAATGAATCGCCCTCCTCTTGTTTTAGCAATATTATCAAGACTGTTTGTAAAATGTATCATCTGTACATCATCAAGTACTTCCCAATCTTTGAAGTTCGGGTCTCTGTTTGCACTATCAACCTGATCACCAATTTGTACTACCATAGTGTGATGAGGATTTGCTACCCATTCAAGACTGTCATTAATTACTTCAGCATCTATAAGAATTGTTTTGAGTCTCTTAATATCTCCATGTAAATCTCCAATAACTACAATGCGTTCTGCAGCAGGATACTCATATGCATTAAAAGTATACATGCTTTGTATACTATACTATAAACAAATCTTTATATTTATGTTGTGAAAGTACATATACATGTGTAGTTTAGGACACATTCAAAAATATTATATATATCAAAAAATGCACTGTATATGTACTTTATTGTATCTCAAGGAAACAATATTTTTTGTATACTTGCATTTACCATATGTTGTATAGCGAGGTATTCATTCAATTTTCTAGTATCAAGTAGTGTATTGCTTCTCTTAGCTTTCACATCAAGAGCATTTCCTTCTACAAGCTCCCATGTATGTTCTGAATTTTTGTCTCTTTTATAAGCTTCTAATAATTCGTCATGTGTTGCATTTACGTTTGTAAAATTGTATGTTCCATGTTCCTTATTTTCCATCATCCTAATAGCAATGGGAATCATAACATCCAGATTTGTCATACTATTCAGAACAGAATGAATTTTCTTGTAGGACACCAATTTTGTAGTGAAACTTTTAGCATGCTCTTCATCTGTCATAGGCATTCTTATACGCAGTGATAATGCATTTGTTTGTTGCAATAGTAAATCTGTGAATCCCTTCACAATACTATAATTAGACCCAAAGAAATTTGGAGCATCCTTTTCTGTAAATCCTTTTTGATTTTCGGGTGTATGTTCCGTATCATAAGTGTATATGCAACCAGTACCTATATATGTGAAATGAATGTTTTGCTGTTGGCAGAACAACGCCATTGTCATAGGACCATACAAATTGTCATTGAGATTTTCTCTCAATGTACTGGGGTCTTCAAGATAGTCAATAGTCTTATACAAACCACCAGATGTTCTTCCTGCACAATATAAGACATGTGTAGCATGTTTATCAACGATATCTTGTTTTATTTCACTTGATTCTGCACGATAATCACTATACACAACATCGTGTTCTTGCAAACATTTCATGAAAAGTCCTCCAATCCATCCTTTATGCCCTACAATATACACTATCATGTCATGCATACTGTGTATAATCTTTAAGCATATATAAGAATGTTTTACATAAGATACAATAAAACATGAACAGTAAACTCAGAGAACTTTCACAAAATATGAGGGAACTTGGTAAGATGCACCAGTCTTACAAAGGTTTTGGAATGTATTCAACTGTATCAACTGAATTACAGAAAGCCATTTTGTATTACTCTATCCCTGATATTTCATTGGTAAGTGTAGATTCTGACGAAGATAAAGTTATATGGTATAATAAATCAAACTTTTTCAAAAATAATAAAGTTATTATTCATTATAATAATAATTACATATTATGCATAAAGAAAAATGATACTATACAAATATTGCACAACCATCCAATACCTTTGATTGATGATGTCATGAATATTTTTGATAATAATATCATAGAATATACACCTCCATCATATAAAAATAACATATTTACTCTTATTACACAATATATGGATATGAAGATAAATACGAATAAAATAGAAAAAACAAGATTGATTATTGGAACAGAGCTATATAATTACATGAAAGATAGCAATAAGACCCCTCTTGCTCTTGCTTGCGAATTTGATACATATCTTAGTAATGTGTATGAAAAAACAGTTTTTGTCATGTGCTAATTATATTTGCTTATAATAAAAGACATATGAAAATCAGCAAAAAAGGGGAATGTATTCGGACTGTGGCAAATTACTCCAAGCAAAAAGCAACAGATAAAATAGACAAATCTAACTTCAATTTACAAGAATTCAAAAAAAATATTGACATAACTTCTCCAAAATTAGCAGAACTCATTAAGACTATTAATGCATTGGATGCAGCTGATATGAAGAATCATAAGAAGGTATTCAAGCATATCATATATACAGATGTCAAGAAATCATCAGCTGGTTCCAAGATGATAGCAGCGGGTCTAACTGCAAATGGTTTGACCAATATTTATGACAAACGTCTCAAACTAGACGATAGTGTTATTAAAGAAAATGCCTACAAGAATTTTGCACTTTTGTGTAGTGTGGCAATCTATGACAAACCATTTCCTATCAAATTAAAGAAATCTATTCTATCAACATTCAATCAGCGCCCTGATAATATATATGGAGAACAAATACGATTTTTGATATTAGACCAGGGATTTAAGGAAGGGATTGATGTTTTTGATGTAAAGTATGTTCACTTATTTGAACCACTAATAACTGAAGGAGATGAGAAACAGGCTATTGGAAGAGGTACACGATATTGTGGACAGAAGGGGTTAGATTTTGATGCAACAACTGGGTGGCCACTTCATGTATTCAGATACAATCTATATTTTGACGAGGAAGATCAAAAGAAATACAATGCATCTGAGATTCATAAGCTATTCATAGACAATAGTGGACTAAACCTCAGCAAATTAATATTTGCAAGTGAATTAGAAAAGATATCCAGATATGGTGCTGTTGATTATGAACTTACACAAAATATTCATGGATTCGGTGATGGTTCTGCTGTCTATGTACCTGACTCAAAGACATTGAGTAACATTATAGGACCTTCTTATGATATTGTATCATCGGCACTAAAAGATTCTAAGGATGAATACATAAACTATAGAACTATTGGTATGAAACTTTCTGCAGCAGATATGGGAAAGAAAGTGAAAAATCCTCTGTCATTACAACCATCACCAATGGATATATCTCCACCTTTATCAAAAACATCTCCTTTACCAGGCGGTGGTATTAAAGGCAAGAAGAAAAAAGGGATGAATAAGTTTTTACATAAGGCACCACAAAAATCCAAAAAATTCTCTGAAATGCGAAAATATATCAGAGAAAGGTTTATGCAAATGAAGTGGGACAATATCAAATTTGAAAACAAATGTGTAGACACAATTGTCGATGATGACATGAAAATAGACCGTATTGTAAATTACACACCTACACAGGACTTTGTATCAAAGTATTTTGACAAAAGTTCTGCAAATAAAGGATTATTGTTATGGCACTCAGTTGGAACAGGCAAGACTTGTTCTGCTATAGCTGTTGCATCTCATGGATTTGAGCCACATGGATATACTGTATTATGGGTCACAAGGCATACATTGAAGACTGATATTTGGAAGAATATGTTTGGAAGTGTATGTTCTGCTACTTTAAGAAGGCGCATTATAAAAGGTGAAGATATTCCTGAAAATGTTCAAAAAAACCCACTTAAATATTTGTCAGAAAGTTGGGTCATGCCAATTAGTTATAAGCAGTTCACAAATATGTTGGCAGAAAAGAATGATATATTCAGGTTAATGAAAAAGAGAAATGGTGCTGTTGACCCGCTTCGTAAAACACTTGTTATAATTGATGAGGTTCACAAGTTATATTCAACAGATCTTCCAGTGGCAGAAAGACCTAATTTGAAACTCCTGAAAGAAAAAATAAAAAATTCCTACAAAATGTCTGGTGCAGATAGTGTAAGATTATTATTGATGTCTGCAACACCATATACAAGTGATCCCATGGATCTTGTCAAAATACTAAACTTGATGAAGGAAGATGATATGCCAGAATCTTTTGAAGAGTTTGCGGAAGAATATCTTGATACTAATTATATATTTACAGATACTGGAGCAAGAAAATATCTTGACAATATATCCGGACTTGTATCTTATTTAAATAGAGAAAAGGATATTAGGCAATTTGCATATCCAGTATTTTACAAGGTGAAGGCATATATGTCAAAATCCCTCAAACAGGATGATGCAGCAATTCAGGCTGAATTAACAGATGTTAAAAAAGAGATAGAACAAAGAAAAGTTGTCAAAGGCAAAACCAAAGAAGAAAAACAGCAAATGAAGGAAGAAAAAATGGTGCTGAAAGAAAAAGAGAAGGAACTCAAAAAACTTCTGAAAGAATCCAGTAAAACTTCCAAGGATGATTTGAGCCAAGAAACAGCCCTTGATTTATGCTTCAAAAAATAAAAAAAATATTTCCTTTAAATAGTAAAATGGTTGATATGGCTAGTGCAAATGTTTTGCTTGGCAATGCACAAATTGGAGGTGCACAAAAAAAAGGAAAGAGTTCAAAGAAAGGGTTGTCTAATTTATCAGGTATGCGAAGAATGCAAGAAACAATGGGACTTAGAGGTATGCAAAGTTTGAGAAATGCTCATTCTTATTCAAAGCCATTCTTTGGTGGCAATGAATGGAAGTGTGGTCAATGTGAAATGATTAGACCTCCTTCTAGTCCCATAGTTGTACAATCCATGCCACCTGTACAAACAGTTCAAACCAATGGTGTAGTCGAAACCCCTGTATTCCAACAACAACCTGTGTCTACGTCTATGGTTGGAGGAGCAAAGAAAATGGGTGTTTCACAATACAAAAAATATCTTGAAGCACTTAGCACTGAACGTTTGCATAAGATTGCATCTGGCAAAGGAGTAAAAATAACAAAGAAGAAGAGTGGCAAAACTGTGTATGTCAAAAAAGCTACCATCATCAAGAAGTTATGCGAATTTAAACATGGTCGTAGCTAAATTTTCTTGGTTTTGACATTAAATCCATTACCAAAACTTTGAGGTAATATTAGTTCAAATTGTTTTTTCCATTCACCTTCTTCATAATCAGGTTGTTTATATATGCAATTTTTTTTCCTGATATTCATTCCTTTTTGCAATATTTGTTCAGTATTTACATAATCACTATCACATGGAAGAATCTGAACATTTGGAGTTGTTATATGTTGCATGAATCTATCATGATTTTCTTTTATTTCTTTTTGCGCCAGTGCTATCATATGTGAACATGAAAGCAAAGATGATTGTTCACGCAAACTCATATATCTAAATATTGCATACAAAAATATAATGTATAATAAAAGGGATATGCCAGTTGAGGATATTCTTATTCCTGGAACAGCAAAACAAAGGTTTGAAAATATTTTGACCAAAGGTACTATTGTTTGTTATTATCATTGGAAACTTTGTGGTCATTGTTCTGCCTTTTCTCCATTATGGAAAAAAGTTGTACAACAATACAAAGACAAAGTATTTTTTGTAAATATTGAATTGGAAGGTATGAATGGACTCGATATGCAACATAGAGTTCAAGGATTTCCCACCATTATTATATACAAGAATGGCAAAAAAAGCAAGGAATTTAATGGAGAAAGAACTGCAGAAAAACTGGATATATTTATCAAGCAAAATGTTATAGATGTTCCTAAGAAAGCAGGAGGGTACCGTAGCAAAACAACAAGCAAAATAAGTTTAAGGAATTCTTGATATTATTATACATGAGTACAGTTGCGACAGAAGATTTGATAACTGCTATTGTGTCAGACAAACCTGAACCAACTGATGAAGAATTAGAATCATTCAAAAATCTTGTAAAAGATTGGTTTAAATATGATGACCAAATCAGAAAATTGGTGATTGCTATTAAAGAGCGTAAGAGTTATCAAAAGGCACTAAATTCCAAAATACAGGATTTTATGTTCCAATTTGGATACAATGACTTAAATACACAACATGGACGCCTGAAGGCTAATATGAGAGAAGTGAAACTGCCTGTCAAAATACACGATGTTAAGGACAAGATTCTTAAAAATCCTCAATTATCAGGTGAAGACTTATATAATGCTATATTTAATGATGAGAGACCAACTGTTGTAAAGAAAAATATCAAAAGAGTCATTCCTAAGGTATCTTTAATTCTTTAGATACTCATACATTCCATACATTTATGTAAATTATCAAATTCATAATTTGTTGAATAATATGTCTTTTTTATGCTTTTTTTGGTTATGTAATTTTGACAATTGAGACAAGGCTTGGAGTATTTCAAAGCATTATCATATTTTTGCGGTCCTATTCTGACCACATACAATTCACATTCAGAAAGCACATCTTTGTCTCGCCCTTTCAATTGTGAAATAGCTGCAACTTCTGCATGTATACTGAATGATGCTAAATAATAATTGTATCCAACTGCTATGATATTTTTTTTATGAACTAAAACAGCTCCATGTTTGTGATTCATTTCTGAGTTCATGGCAACTTCTGCAGCAATCCTGAGATAATAATTTTGTTTTAAACTCATATTTTTGGGACATACATCATCAAAGAATTGGAAATAATCTGATGTTAATAAGCTTCTATTCAATTTTCTCAATTCTATTTTAAGTTTCTCTATATTAATGTTATTGGCGCCACGCCTAGCATTTCTTGAATCAACCATTGAATCAACCTCTATACTATTATGTTATCATTTGTATTGATTTATTAGTTATATCATTTTTTGTTTTACATCCTTTGATGATATAAAAGTTCGTAGTGTTATATATTATAAATGACTGAATCATATGAATATGATATTGAAATGAATGAGATTGCACCACGTTGGCAACAACCTGCCAAAATTAATATTCCATTAAAACCTCATCAACTAGCATGCCTTGGTAAGGCTATTAGTATGGAAGAAACTGGAATCATTCATTATAATTTGAAAGAATCCTCATCTAATTATAATACTGTATATCATAACAAAAATATCAAAAATAATGTAAGATGTAGTACAAATATTGGTGTGCTTGCTGACCAAGTTGGTTATGGGAAGACATTGACAGCATTATCTATTGTAGCTGAATCAAAGAACATTCATATTAATCCCAATATGCATGTAAGCTACAGCAACAGTAAACATTATAGTTATATTAGTTATTCTACAACAAATGAAAACATCATTGATGATATCATTCAAAGTACACTCATCATTGTTCCACGAGGTCCTGTATATGTTCAGTGGCAACGTGCTCTAGAAAATCATACTAAATTGAAATATTTGGCAATTGATAACTTGAACTTCATCAAGAAACATCTCCCAGAATACAAAGACAACAATGTTCAAGCCATTGTAGACTTTTTTAATGGTTATGATGTGGTTCTGGTTAAAAATACTACATTGGGCATATTATTAAATTATTACCAACAAGCACATGTATATGACAGGAATGTTGAGTTATCATTTATGAAACGTTGGAAACGTATCATGATAGATGAGGCTCATGACATTTGCAATAAAATTCCAGATATGTACTATGAGTTTTTATGGCTCATTTCAGGTACTTATGAAAATCTACTATATTCATCAAGGTCATATAATAGTATCATATTTCATATGCGAGATGCTATCAATTATGATACACTTAATTTGATTATTGTAAAATGCACAAAAGAGTTTGTCAAAAATAGTTTCAAGATTCCTGTTCCGAATGAGAAATATTATTTATGCAAGATGCCTGCAAATGTTGGTATCATCAGAGGCTTTATTAGTGCTACAGTGTTGGAAAAGATTAATGCAAATGACATAAATGGTGCAATTAGAGATCTTGGAGGTAAGAGTGAAACTGAAAACAATGTTATAGAGCTGGTATCAAAAGAAATTAAAAGAGACATAATGAATAAGGAAAAAGAAAAGAGTTACATAGAATCATTGGATATACCAGAAGAACAAAAGACCATGCGAATGAAAAATATAGAGGTTGATATCCATAATAATAAGTTGAAACTTGAAAATCTGAGACAGAGGGTATCCGAGTTGAACAAAAAAACTTGTGCCATTTGCATGTGTCTTATGGAACATCCTATCATTCTTGAATGTACACATTCCTATTGTGCTTCATGTATTATGCAATGGATTTCTTCACAAAGAAGCAACATAAATTGTCCAGAATGCAGACAGCATATAGATGCTGATAAAATGATAGCTATAGTCAATAAAAAATCAACAAATCAACCCAAAGAACAATCTTATAGTAAAGAAGATACTCTCTTAAAGATTATTCAAGATAACCCGAATGGAAAATATCTGATATTCAGCAAATATGATAGTGGATTTATGAAAATCATGAATATAATGATGGATAATAACATTACTTGTTCTGAGTTGAAAGGCAATACTGCACATATGATGAACGTGTTGGATAAATTCAAATCAGGAAACATCAAAGTTATACTTTTGAATACACACTTTGCAGGTAGCGGTATTGACATTAGCTATGCAACTGATGTTATCATATATCACACAATGGGGTTAGCAAAGTATCAGGCTATTGGCAGAGCTCAAAGAGTGGGTAGAACAGATGTACTCAATATCCATCATTTATGCTATGAACACGAAATGAACAATGAACATCAAGATACAGAAGAACCTATCCGACAAAATGCAGATGAACTTCAAAATGAAGTAATCTTTTCATAATAACAAAATATATATAAAGAATTATCATGTATTGAATACATAATGCAGTCTGTTGAAGAAGAGAAGACAAAGAAAAAGGTTGTATTTGCACTTCCTGGAGACAATTTCAGCTCGAAGTTTTTAATTTCTTGGACAAATACACTTGCAACATTGTGGAATATGGATAAGTATGATATTATGGTTGCACCAGGAACAGGTTCGTTTGTATCTTTTGTTAGAATGCAAACACTTGGATTGGATGTTAAAAGAGGTGTGAATCAGAAGCCTTTCAATGGTGATAATTATGACATCTGGGTGACTATTGACAGTGATGTTATTTTTACACCTGAACTCGTTATTCAACTTATTGACGCCACAGATAAGCATCCTGTTGTATCTGGTATGTATAGAATGTCTGATTTGCAGAATTTTGCAGTAGTCAAGAACTGGGATACAAGTTATTTTGCAAAACATGGAGTATTTGAGTTTTTGACTCAGGATTCCGTGACAAAGTGGAAGTCAGAAACAGGATTAAAGTATATGCCAGTTAGTTATACTGGTCTTGGATTCTTTGCTTGTCGCAAGGAAGTACTTGATAAGTTGCAATATCCGTACTTTGATGGAGAACTGCAAGAAATTGTTGGAGACGATGGAATGCTGATGCGTGATATATCAGGTGAAGATGTAAATTTTTGCAAGAATATCATCAAAGTAGGTTATGAGATAATGTTAGACACAGACTTGCGCGTAGGACATTATAAACAAATAGTCATTTAATAATTTTATTTTTTCGTTTCAGTATACAGTAATGGATAATGCAAACAAACAAATTGTGAAATTGAGAAACGGGTTAAGAATTCTTGTTGTTCCTATGCCTACAGATTTGACAGATGTCTCTATGTGCATTCTGCTTGGTCAAAATCATGAAAAACCCCATGAAATGGAATTGACACATTATATGGAGCATTTAATGGGTCGTTTCACATCTAAAAAGTACAATAATCATAAAGAAATAAGCAAGGAATTAAATAAACGAGGTGCTATAACAAATGCGTCAGTAGATGAATATGAAACCAAATTCTGGATACAAGGATTCTACAAAGATGTTGAGTTTTTCATTGATTTGTTGTCAAATACTCTGAAACATTTTGAAATAGATAAAGGTCTTGCTAAAAAAGAAAAGAATGCAGTTATACAAGAACTTAGAAATTATATTTCAGATACCAATTATACATTTGAAATGAAAATATGGAAATACATGTATAGTAAATATGCATATCAATATGACCATCAAAAACATATCAATAATATCAGGAAATTTTGCATACAAGACATGTACAAATTCATTAAAAGTCATGTGTTGCTACACAATACAGTAGTCACTATAACATGTCCTTTGAACAAAGTTACTAATACACTCAAACTAGCCAAGAAATATTTTGACATACCTAATGGCAATAAAAAGGCACAGATTAAGTATCCTATTTATCAATACAATAGTAAGTATCTGAAAGTCATACATATCAAGAATAATAACAAAATAGAAAACGCCACTATGCGTCTTGTAGTTGATGATAGTATTGAATATCTGTCAGAGGAACATCTTGCTTTGATGTACCTACAAGAAATTTTATTTAACTTTGAAACAGGAGTATTTTACAAAGTCTTAAGAGACCAATTAGGTTTTATTTACAATATTTCATTGAATTTATATGTTGATATGACTAAACCTATATCATCTTCCTATTATATAGAAACAAGTGTCAACTACAAATTGCTTCCACAATTCTTAAAGGTTGTACTAGATATCATCAAGAATCTCAAATTGTCTGATGAACAAATCAATAATGGACGAGCTGCATTCATAGTAAAGAATGAATTTCAAAAGTTTAATAATCTGACATCATACAGTGAATATTATAGCAAATATCTTTTGTATAAACTACCTATTGTGGAAAGAAGTGTTATCAAAAATAAATTGTTAAGAGTGAGCAATGATGTTATAGTGAAAGTTCTCAATAAATTCAAGAAAGACATATTAAAAGAAGGTCTAATATTTTATTATGCACAACATAATATGAATGATGCTATAAAAAGCAAACTTGGGAGCAGAATAAAATATATATCATTAAAGTAGATTTTACATAATTCATGAATGATGCATTATACATAACACTCATTGTTATATTTGTTTTGTTTGTTATATGTCTGATAACAGCTTTTGTGTTTAGAATGATTATTAGTGGTCGTACACAAAAACTCATGTTTTGGGTATTTTTATGTGCTGTTCTTGTTATACTGTATTTTGTGATTGGAGGATCATTAATAACTGGATACAAACATCTCATGTATCTTATTCAAACCAATGAAGATATGCGAACATGGGATATGGTATGGTATGTAATGGCATTTGTTGGTGCACTAATGTTGGTAGCCTTACTAGTAAAAACAATAAGAGACGGGTTTGTACGTGTGCACCTCATGATGCTTAACATTGCATGGATATTTGTTATATTATCTTACACAATCATATATGTTATTTATAAGTTTAGAGAACAAATTGCTCTTGCTGCTCTCATAACATTTGTCATAGTAATGGCATTTATTATCATATTTTTGATTAATGATTATTTTCTAGGTGGCATACAATTATGGTCTATAGTGTATATTATATTTGGAATGGCTTGTATAGCTTTTATAGTTGCTTTTATCATACTGTGTATGCAAACTACAGGCATCATTCATGACTATTTCAATAAATAATATATGAATATAATTAGAATATGGTTGAAAAATGTAATTTTCAATCTAAATCATATCTAATCTTGAACATTATACTATTTTGTATATTAATATGTTCTGTATATTATTACTATTATATAAGTAGCAGGAAATCAAAAGAACACTTTGAAGCACCTGCTTCAGAACCCATAGTAAAATCTGAAACAGGCTGCTTTCCACATGAACAATATGAAATGGATGTAGATATGAGAGAGTGTGGTGTATATTTCATTGATCCTACAAAAGAAACACAATGCGATGATTATTTTGATTACTATGATATGACAGATGTACAACTTGATTATGCTATTAAGATAGCTGAAGATAAGCATCCAGAATTATTGCCTAAACTGCAAGAAATTAGGACTTTTTTGCAAGGAAATGGTTTTCAGAAATGTAAAATCAAATATGATAATTGGAAAGAAATATCATCTTATCATGACAAACATTATCAACCTGAAACAGCAAGTTATGTATATCCTAAAAAGAATGTCAATAATGCAGACAAGCAAATCAATTTCAAATTATGGAATAGCTGCTTTGCAGCAAATACCAATCTAAATAAGATAAGTTTCAATCCAAGTGTAAATGCTGCATGTACAACACCTATCAAAAACATAAAGGATATCCATGCACAAGATAATGACTATGTTTCTATGTCATTTGACCCTTCTCTCAATTATAATGATGTTTATAAATCATTCTGTGATAAACAAACTGTAGACAAGCCCCTCATTATATCAAGTGATATAATATTTATGGTATTACATTGTGAATATAAATCACAAGAATATTTGAAAATATATGATATATCTTTTGTACAATATGTTTCAGGTAAATTTAGTTCTTTAGAATTGACACCAACAGTAAATTCTGCATTTCTGAATTTATTTAGATTAACATATGATAAAAATATAAAAAGGATTGTATATGGTCCAAGAGTTCTTGACATGAGTTCTCATCTTATCAACTATGATGTATGTAAAAATATAAAAAATTATATTCTGCGAAATGTGAACTTTACTTTTCGGGATTATAACATCCCAAATATAACAACTGATATTGTTCTCAATACATCTCCTGAATTGATTGATAAATTTGATGAGAAGATTCTTGATGCTAATAGTGATAACCAGACACTTATGTTAGGAATTATTAATGAACTATCAGGGAAGATAAACAACGAAAATACACAACTTGACACAAATAAGTCAGCTATTGAAACAGAAGTGAGCAATTTGGTGAAAGTTATGGCAGACAATATGAAAGGCACGAGAGACAAGTTTACAAAATTTGAACAATATGTTTCTGGTATATTGCAAAGTCGCAAAGATACTGACAATGCATTGTATACATATTTGGAAGCACTTAAGACACTCAAAACTAAAATAGAAGAAGAATTCAACAAAAGAAAGGCTTTAATAGGGTCTGGACAGAATGTATCTTCAGGTATCTTTGATACTTATTTGACATCCGAGAATAGCAAATGCATGGGTTTATGTGGAACAGTCAATCAAAAACTACAAGATGAATACACCAAAACTTCTGACACATTGATTGACATATATCAAAATGTTGTTGAAACTATTATTGGTATATTCATAAAAGGGGTATATGTTAGTGTCAATTTTTACAATAGAGGTGTTATAACAAAATATGCACCTCAGAGTGAAAGGGAATTATCTTGCATGATTATGAACAACAGCATTGCTGAAAATTTTGTGTCAATTTCTGCAAATAGAAACCCGTATTACTATGAAAACAAATACATGAAAGATGCATCAGGTATGCAGTATTATCTTGTTGAATTATCTGGAAATATTTTGCTACAAGCAGGATACTATCACTTTTATACAGATTTGATTGAGGAGGAATGTTTTGATATTTTCATAGGCTATCCGGACACAGATGATAACAAAAAAATGATTTTCAAAAATGTTGCAAGCTATTATTATACAAATCCCAGCAACCCAAGTGATGTTAGATTAAGAAAGGATGCTGCATTACCTGCTGCAAAGAGTAATGATAACAGAAATAATACAACAAAACTTCCTATATACATTGATGGCAATTACAATAATGGATATTATGCATTTTATGCCAGAAGTTTGAGAGGCATTCAGACCCTGCGAAATAATTATTTGAACATGAAGTATGTCAAACTTAATACTGCAAGTGCAAGTTATAGTCTATTTGGAAATGAAGTATATGAATACAAGGCTGCAAATAATTTGAACATATCAGTAGCAAAGAATGTAAGTGATATTTTGTACTATAACAAAGAAATATCTGACATGACCATGATTTCTATGTACTATAATTCAACCAGTACACCCATTGTTATTGTTCCTGCTGCTGTTTCAACATATGTACCACCTCCAAATGTCGTGGCTACACCAGTCGTGGCTACACCAGTTGTTGTGACGCCTATGTATCCTACGTTTGAAAATGAAAGCAAGAACCTAATGCATTGGTGGAAATTTAATAACACTCTTACCGATGATGTGAAAAAAAAAACATTCAATATAACAAATTATTATAGTGGAAGGGTATATGATGGAACTTATATCTTCACTGAAGATACAAAGTATGGAAGCAAATCATTGATGATAACTGCAAGTAAGAAATACGATGATGATATGTTCAAATGTAGTACTGGTATAAGCATTGGAAAAACATTCAGTGTAAGTCTATGGTGTAAAACCTCAGCATGTTGTAATAAGATTATAGGCATAGGTGATGATTTGTTTATTAGTGCAAGAAAAGATATAACAGTAAAAAATACTGTTAATAATGATAAGAATATTTTCTACGTCAATGGCATAAGTAGCAATGTTATTGTAAAAGGACAGGAAATGCGTAATGTTTGTGATGAAGTTGCATACAGTATTCCATCTGGATGTATGGAAAGAGGTAGTTATGAATTTGAAGTATGGTCAGCATCAGGAAGATACACTGAAAATGTAAATGGTTCTAGAAGGGATACGAGTTGTGGTTCTATTTCTTCAACACGTTTAGAGTGTTCAGAAAAATTGATTGATGTACCCAATAATGTCATTGTGAACAAAATTGAAGCAGACTTCAATAAATGGAATCATTTCGTGTTGACATATGATGGGTCAACACTGAAGTTGTACTACAATGGTGCATTCAAGCATGAAAACAAAAATGGGTTTTTCCCTGGTATTATGAATCTTTCATTATTCAGTCAACAAAGTGATAATGCAGTGTCTGTATCATATAATGATTTACGTGTATATAACAAAGCATTATCTGTATCTGAAATCCAGAGTTTGTTCACATTTGTATCTCCATCCCCTACAGTACCAACACCTGTTGTACCAAAAGCAGCTACTCCTTATGTTGTACCAGTCCCTACAGAACCACAAAGGTTCAGTAATCAATTCCCTTTGTTGTATGATGAAAGTAGTTTCTTAAGTTATTGGTGGGATTTTGATACCAAATTAAGCAGCAGAGTTGGCAATGCTAACTTCAATAATAATTCTACAAACCCGTCTGATTTTACATATGACACTACGACCCGTAAATATGGACCAAGTTCATTGAAGATTACTGCAAAAGCAAATCAAGATTCTTTCAAATTTTCAACAACTATCAATGTGCCTCAAACATTTACTTGGTCTTTTTGGGCATATACTACAGGATGCTGTAATAAAATTGCAAGCATTGGTGATGATTTATTCATCAATGTGCAAAAAGATTTGGAGAATAAGGACATATATTATATCAATTTATTTAGTGAGAACAGCACCAAACAACAAGAATATGATGATACGTGTACAAAAGAAGAAACATATAAGGATACATGTCAAAATTGTACCCCTACATACTCTTATACATGTACACGATATTATGATAATGGGGCTAGTGAAAATTGGCACAGCGGACCATGTGAACATTTGGAAGGATATTCATCTGCAATAGGTTCATTAGTTAACCAAGGACACAATAATTATTTTGGATATGTATCTGCACTACAAAATGGTAATAATTGTTCACCATATACGTGTCAAAAGACAAAATCTGTTACATATGCTTGTAAAAAGTACAAAACAGTTAACACCATAGCTAACACAATACCATGTTCATTTAATCAATGGAATTTCTTTACCATGACATACAATACCACAACCAAAACCATGAAGTTTTATTTAAATGGTGAATTCAAGTTTGAAAAGAAGAATTTTACTTACAATACTGGTAGCAAAACTGTCAAGTTATTCAATAGTCATACATCAATGACAACTGTAAATTATAGTGATATGCGTATACATTCCAAAGAGTTATCATCATATGAAATATATTGTTTATACAATGGTATTGTATGCTCTGTTATATCACCAGACCCAGGTATCAGAAAGATTAATCAGAGATTTTATATAACATGTCCTAAGCTTCCAACTATATCAACATTACCTAATAAACCAAGCATGTTGACTTTTACCATGCTAAAGCTTCCGACATTACTGAATGCATCCACATTGAATTATGTACCAATCTATACACAGGAAAAAACGAATTTAGACAATTTTTATTCAATCAATACATTCATTGAACAATTAGATGAATTAAGACAAATTGATGTTAGCGAGTTTGATTGCATGATTAAAGCTGAAAAGCAAATGCTTGTGAACAATGTTAGTCAAGAAAGTATAGACAACAAACGAGCCATAGTGCAAAGGTTGAGTGAACAGATAACAATCAACAATGCCAAATTAACAGAATTGACACGTATATATAATGCAATCAATACATTCAATAGGTCATATGATTATAATAATGTTAAACAAATATTCAAAGAAAACATAATCATGAATGCAAACACTGACACTTTCAATAAATATCTTCCTACCATATTCAAGAATCTGAAAGATGGTAGACATTACATGCACTTGGCGTTGTCATAACAGAAAAAGTACATATCAGTGTTCAGGACTCAACTAAAATAAAATATTAAGAATATTCAAAAAATATATAGATATGTACTTTTTCTATGTCATGTAATCTCTCTTGCATCTTATTGACTTTATCTCCTTGACTGTATTACATATTGTAACAGGTACTTCTATACCTCTTTCTTGTATAACAGGGCGATATGAAGATATATAATCTATACCATCAACATTTGTGTTTTTTTCCTGTACTTGCTGTTCAGGAATTTCATTATTTTTCAAAAGCTCTCGTTTGATATCATTATAGAGCACTAAGCTTAGTTCTTCTACTTTCTTGATAGCCTTTACTTCACCTTGATTCCAAATTCTTGCTGAATCTTTTTTAGAAATATACACCAACAAGATACCAGATAACCATAACAATCCCACTCTATGATTCTTCAGTTTTTTGGAATACCCGTGACTAAAAAGTTGATATACACTGTCCATTTCTGGATTGTTGTTATATAGTAATGAAAGTATACCCCACAAAAACCATACAGCATCATTGTCACTCTCATAAAATTTTGTTTCAAATGTATAGCGTTTTCTTATGATATAATCAAACGAGTTTCTTATTTTGTTAGCTATGTCTGATAATTTGTTTATATCTGTACTGGGTATGCTTTCTAATTGCTTTAACATATGCATATATCCTGTCAAGATTTGTGTGGCAAGTTTGTAAGAAGGGCTGTCAGTAGGTGGAATAATACCTTCAAATTTGCTTATACCACTTGATGACAACTTGAAAGAATCATTCTCAAACATGTCTATAATCTTGTCACGCAATATCCGGATGTTCAAAGTTCCCGTTCTTGTTACAGGTGTCTTGATATACATATCACAAAGTAAGCATAATTTTGCTACCAGAACATAAACATTTTTAATGACAATTTGTTCGTCTTCTATAAAAGCAATCACATCATTGATAGCGTCTATTAAGAGTCTAATTTCTGTTAATGATATATAAGAACCTATATAGCTACAAGTTGCAATAAATGTGTTCTGAATAACATCCATATTTTTGTCCAAATCTTGTAGAATAAGCTTTGAGACTAAAAAAAGACTGTCTTTTATCTTTGCTTGACATAGAGTACTATATAACTCCTGGTGTATCATTGTAAATCTCTTGCTTGTATTTATCTATAAATTCTTTATATTTACATATGATTTTATAATTTTTTATAATAGTAACTTCAGATACATTACATACTGAAGAGAATTGCTTTTTAGTATATGCTAAATTTTCCACAGTAGAATAATAATACAGGATACCAGCAGCAGAAGATGTTGGTGAATTATCACTCATTATCTCATGCTTTTCAAGAAAACGGACAAGTTTCTTGCAATTATCTATGTCATTCATTTTCATAGATAGTTTGCTACCAAACCTTGAAATAAAGTCTTCTGGACCAGATGAAGCTACATTTATTTTGAGTAGTGTTTGGAAACGCGAATTTCCGCGATTCAGTACTACAGGACTGATACTAAACATTGTGGCAATTTCTTTAGAACTGCGTGGGACATTGTTCAATAAACAAGAGTGATATATGCAAGATGCAATCAATCCTTCTTTATTATCACCACGAGATATCTTCTTTTCAGAAGCCTTTTTGTAGAGCACCTTGGCATCATCTATAACTCGCTGAGGAATACCATTATTTACTGTATTAGCAGTCAATTTTTCAAACACTGACCATAATGTTCTTTCATCATATGGCATAGAATTCCACATTTGGTACATTCTGATACGTTTAATATCAATACTATCACGTTTGCTACCACCTATCATAGAACCAAGTGATGATTTTGGAAGCAGACTATTTGTAGGTAATCCACAACGTGAAGGATCACTATCACGAGAATCTTCTGCTCCATAATAACGCCATTCAGCACCATTATCAATAACACGTCCTAAAACAGCACAGCAAGTCTTGCATATCTGCATAGTATCTTCTGTTATGACATCAGTTGAACCACATGAACATGTCAATGTTTCTGTATCAGACTTACTATTTTCTATATTATGAATCTCGTTCTTGAAATCATCAAGCAAATTCCAGCAATCTGCAAATTCTTCATCCATAATGGTTGTATACGATGATATAAACATATCATTTCATTTTTTTATATATTGACTGTATTTTATTTTTGATTTTTCCATATCATCAATATGTATGGTGACTGATATTGTATTGTTTTTTGTTTAAGAGATAAATCTTGTTCTGATAATACTCTTCTTATTTTAATATGCACATTTTGTTGATCTAATACAGCATATCCTTTTTGTAATAAGGACTGAACATCATTTGCATTCATACAATGAGGGCGAAATTCTGAAATAGGCTTCATGAATATATTGTCATGAAGCATAACATCATTTTTTTATTTTTGGGCAAATATAATAAAAATATATTTGTATGAAAAAATAAGCATAATTACCTGTGTAGCAAGGTATCCAACTTTCTATCAAGAGACTGAAGCAAATCATATAGTTCTGTATTAGTAACATTGGTGGGTCTCTTAGGTAGATTTGTGCGTTTTTGCTTTCTCTCCTCGCGAATGGCTTGACGTTCCTGATAATCAGTAATGTCTTTGCCATCAAGTTTTACAAGCTGTGCAACTTGTTCCAAAGATAGATTCTCTTTATCCATCTTACCAAGAGCATAGACAATCAAACGTGTCTTAATGCTACCTTCTGTACGCTGAAGGGATTTTGCAATTTCTACTGGACTAACATTGTTAGATACCATAGTCAAAAGTTTATCATCTTCATCTGACTCCCATTTGAGTCCAGCACGCGAAGTCTCTGAATTTAGTCTCTGTGTCTTAAGCATTTCTTGAAATCTTGAAGGCATTTTTAGTTATATGTATTTTGGTGTGCTTTATTGCTGTCTTATAATATAAGCAAATCCTTATATAATTTTGCTTTACAATGCCAAAAATTTTGGCTTTTTTGTGTTTTTTAGTTTATAAGTCGTCGTCATTATCGTTGTCGCCGTCATTATCGTTGTCGTCGTAATGAATCAAGTCGTCGTAGTTTCCTGTTTCATACATTTCTATCATATTCAAACCATTTGCTTCAGCCATGTAGTAGAAACTATAGTAGGACGGTTTGTTCTGAAAGATTACATGATATGGGTCATGGTAATGTTTTCGTGCAATGTGATACAGGTCTCTGTCGTTGTCAATAATGTTATTGAATTCTCCGAGGATATCAGCTTCTATGTTATCAAATGTAGGATCGCATATGCTATTAAATATCATCTCTTTGTATTCAGCCATCATAAGCATACAGAAGTAATTATATACTGCGTTGCTTGAATTCTCCAGCATGTCAAAGACGTTGTCAATCTTCTCTTTTGAAGATTCTTCCTTGTCTTTATCATTCTTGTTCTTTGCAAAGACAAGAGATGTCGCAGCACTATGAAACTTGTCATACAAGTGCTCTGCGGTATACTTGTTTTTCATCAAAGTGATGTTTTCATTTGTTTCAGACATCTTGGTTGCCAATATCACATTAGCAGTATCATGTCGAGAGAGATGATTGAAAGTCTCTTTACAGTCAAATACAATTGACAAGACTAATTCACTTCTGTCCATGTTTGTCGTTCGTCGTTTGGGTTCTTCTTTGTTGTACCAAATATTTTGTTAAATCACATCATCATTTTTTTCCAATTATGTAACATTTTCATACAAATTATTTGAAGAAAAATAAAAACTGATACATCCTTCAAATAATATATACTATGATGATTTCAAAAGAACACAGCGATTATATCAAATTACATTATCATGTATTGCATACAATCCGAAAACGATACAAATATATACCATTCAGATATATAAACAGGAGAATAAAACAAAAATGGTCAATTATTCAATATAATAAGTTCATGCAACTATATGATGCAACTACACAAAAATCTCAAACAATACAATGGTCTGACGACGTTTGATGTGTAATGTTAAAATTTACCAAATCCTTTTCAAATTCATTTTTGGTTGCACTGTTGATATGTTTGACATCATTCAATTTTTGCAATGGTAAACCTATAAGAACTTGCCTTTGAGATATACTTGTACCAATATTGAATGGAATAATATACCCAAATGACTCCAAAACTTGTGAACAAAGTAAAAAGAGCTTTATGTACATAAAGAATAAAACAATTTACATACATAAGTCTTATATCATGATAAGTGCATTACTGAAACTGTCTCTGCAATTTCTTTTGATAACAGAAGTATCATCCTTTGCATTTCCTATGGCATTTCCAAATATGCATTCAGATTCTAAACAATTTTGTCCATGTGTTATGAAGATGGAAAGACGTGATATGATTCTAAAGTCATTGCTACTCGCAACTACAATTACACCTTTGATTTCCGGATCTCAAATTGCTAAATCTTATAATACAGATGAATTACATAACATAAATATATATGAAAAATGTTCTCCATCTGTTTGTTATATCAGTACTGAATATAAAAATATTGCAAGTGAACTGAAAATGTCTGATACTGATATTAAAAATATGCCAAAAGGTGTAGGAACAGGATTTGTATGGGATACTAATGGACATATTGTAACAAACTTTCATGTTATAAACAAAGCTGACAAAGCTGATGTGACATTATTGGATAGTAAAGGAGCTATGAATGTGTATACAGCAAAGCTTACAGGCGTTGACCCTGACCGTGATATAGCTGTTTTGAAAATTGATGCTAATACTCTAATACCCATTACTATTGGTTCAGACCAAGATGTGAAAGTAGGACAACATGCATATGCTATTGGCAATCCTTTTGGCCAAGACCATACATTTACAATGGGGATTATTTCAGGTAAAAACAGAGAGATATCCTCTCCTACTGGTAGAAAAATTAAAAGTGTACTTCAGACAGATGCTGCTATCAATCCAGGAAATTCTGGAGGTCCTTTGTTAGATTCTTCTGCAAATTTGATTGGTATGAATACAGCAACTTTCGGATTGGGTGTCTCTTCTGGAGTGAATTTTGCTATTTCTATAGATATGGTCAAAGAATCAGTATCAGAAATTATACAATATGGCATGGTACAGAGAGCTGTATTGGGTATCAGCTATGTTGAAAAACTACCAATAGAATTGACTAAAGATGGTCCAGTTAACAAAGGTGTTATTGTATCAGATGTACCAAAAACATCACCTGCATTTGCAAGTGGTTTACGTGGTATTGATAAGGATGCAAAAAAGTTAGGTGATGTTATTATTGCAATTGATGATAATACTATCAATAACTCTGTAGATATGTTATCAACGCTTGACAAATATAAGCCTGGTCAAAAAATAAAATTGCATGTTTTGCGCTGTAATAAAACTCCGATTGTTTTAGATGTAGTTCTAAGCTCTTTCAGAGTTCATACATTTTCTGGACTACAATATGAAAACGAACTTTCCAACACATCCTTATCAATTCCATTAGACGTGCCTCTTGACAATATTGCGCCTGAAATGAACTAATTACATAGAATAAAAACATGCTCTAAGATTATAATGCAATTTGTGTATATACTTATTATATTGTTTGCAATTTGTGTTTACAAAATCCTAGAACACGCTGAATACAGCCTATCATTTGCTATTTGGTTCAATATTCTTATAGGGACACTATATTTTGCATTATCTATCTTCTTTGCATATGTTGACATAACAAGACAACCCTATATATATAAGCTAAAGCTACAGAAAGATGCATGTTTGCATATAGAAGAATATAAAGAAGTTTTCAAAAGAACCTTTTTGAAATATATTTTTGTAGTTGCTCCAATGTTTATGTTGGTTTTGTTCTTATTGCAACAAAGATACAGTATCCAACATGTAGATTTATCATCACCAGTTTATTGGATTGCAAGTTTATTGATATGTTATGTTATAACAGATTTTGCTGCATGGTTTATACACAAAGCATTACATTACTTTCCATGGCTATGGGACAATGTTCACAGTATGCATCACAAACACATAGCGCCTGTTGCAGTTTCTGCATTTGATGCACATCCTATTGAACTCATATTCTGGGACATTCTTCCATTTGCTATTGGTCCATTATTGTTGGGTGTAAATGCAGCGTTTTTCACAATGTTTTCGGTTATAGCTATAATGAATACTGTAATATGCCACAGTGGGTATGATATAAATTACGATAAGGGTCATCATGATTTACATCATGAAAAACTAAAATGTAATTATAGTGGTATATTATCTGATACAGTTATGGGAACACATATAGAGAGAAAAGATATCATATATCCACGTTTTGACAGTTTGCAAAAAGATTTATTTGATAGTTATAATAAAAGTTGCAACACAATGGGAAACTATTCCAGAATATAAAAAGTACATGTTTGTTGTTTTTCTATACATTTTTACAAAATATGTTAGTAGCCATGCAAATGTGCGTATATGTACTTTTATCACTTAAAAGTTATACAAAATTTATAGTATAATAACTAATGTCTACCCCTGTGGTTTGTATAACAAATATATATAATGAAGAATATTTATTGCCGTTTTGGTTGAATCATCATAAGGATATGTTTGACTTTGGAATAATTGTCAATTACAGATGCACAGACAAAAGTCTGGAGATATGCAAAAAAATATGTCCACATTGGAAAATTATCAAAACATCAAATCCAGACTTTGATATTATTGCAAACATAAGAGAATTCATGCATATAGAACAACAACTTGCTAATGCTTTCAAAATTGTATTAAATACCACTGAATTTTTGATGCCTTTTAGACCACTCAAAGAAATTGTGCAAGAATATTCAAATACGCAAGTTGCTCTAAATATTAAGACATATAGTCCTCATTCTCTCCAGAAATATCACCCAAGTAATGTAAAAGAATTGTTCAAAAATATTTTGAATGATGATATCAAAATGGATGATAAGGACAGGAGTGCACGCATTTTACACAACTATCCAAATGGTGCATATCATATTGGTAGACACGCCACATACTTACCATCTCAAAATACAGATGAGCTTTGTATAGTATGGTTTGGATTTTATCCACTTAATGACCAACTGCTTGCCAGAAAAATGCAAATAGGTGAAAAGATGACAAAACAAGACCTTGCGAGAGGATGGGGTGGACAACATATTTGGAGTAAAGAGACCATGTTAGAAAAAAACAAAGAAAGATATGAAGGTGGTAAATGTTTGCAAGATACTTGTATGAAGTTATATGAGTATTTGCAAAAATCATAACAGAGCTTCCAACTCTTCTTTGGTCATAATATTTATACCAAGGTCCATTGCCTTTTGAATTTTTGTAGTTGTCTCATTTTTATCTTTGACTATCAAATAATCAGTTGTCTTTGATATACTTGAAACAATTTTCCCACCATGTCTTTCAATACTGTCCTCATATTCCTTGTTTCTAAACCCAGAAAATATAATCTTTTTATCTTTGAATATGGACAATTTAGAATTACTTGTATTCTGGGGTGACACAATGACAGTCTTCTTACATTTAATACCAAGTTCTTCATAAAATGCAAAGAATTCTGGTAAATTCTGTATAAATTGTTGAGCACTCACAACAGCCATGCCTTTTATTTTTGTGATATCTGCAACATCTAACTGCAATGATTTGACCTTATTATTTGGAATATAAGAATATTCATCCATAATTAGTTTCAATTTCTTTTCACCAAACCCTCTTCCAAACACATTAGAAGCAGTCATCAATTTATCACAACTAACTTCATTAATTTTCTTCAAAGATTCAACTATTTTATCTGCACTCTTTTCCTTAAATCCCTCAATCTTCAAAAGGTCTTGTTTAGTTGTACCAATCACTTTTCTTAAATTATCAAAACCAGCATCATATAGTTTTGTTATTACACCTTCTTTGACCCCATCAATACCTAATGTATTCATGAAATGTGTAAACGCTTGAATGTCTTGTTCTCTGTTCTTTTCAGTTCCTTTCAACATAATATCTACATGCGTATCATTCCAATCATATGCTATTTCAGGCATTTTAGGCTTACCATTTGCGGATGAAGTCAACACATTTAAGATATGTGGTATAACATCGCCACTTCTCACAATGATGATATGTGAACCAGGTCCTATATTATTCTTTTCAATATAGGAAGCATTAAAGCCAGTTGCTTGTTTTATTTTAACACCTGCAAGATTTACTTCATTAAATTTTACCAAAGGTTTCAAGTATCTGTGCTTTGATACATTCCATTCTACATCTTCTACTATTACTTCAACTTGTTCATGTGTAAGTATAGTCTTAAAAGCAAAAGCATACTTGGGATTCTTTCCTGACATTATTTTATGTTCATCATTGTGATATACAACAATACCATCAATTTCATAAAGAGATTGTTTGCGCCAAGTTTGCAGAGTGTTTGATAACATGTCTAATGTTAAGGAAGTACTTTGAATGTAATTTACTAATGGGAACTGTAGTGATTTTAGAACATCAAATGATGCACTCAGTTTCTGTCTTGGAAACATCATGTCATATGCTATAAAATCCACCTTAGATAGTATATTTGTATTGATTGTCTTGCTGTGAAGAACACCTGCAACTACATTCCTAGCATTTGCACCAACATCTGATATCTTCATCCAGTTAGCTTTTGAGATGATAAGTTCACCTCTGATTGCAATTTTTTGATTACCCCATGATGTTAATGATGACATATTAATGTTATGCAAATATGGCAATATGTGTGTTATATTTTGTCCTTCATAACCATCCCCTCGTGTCCACATTTTAGCTTCACCTTTGTTGTATTGGAGCAAACATGAAATACCATCCAATTTTTCAGATACAACATATTCGCCAACATATTTTTTGTTCCATTTTATTATTTCTGCTTCATTATCCTTAATCTTATCCAGAGAACCCAGATAATATGGAAGTTTCTCTTTGTTTAATGTTATTTCTGCTCCTACCTTTTTAAGATAAGGATTTTTTGGGTCCTTCTTTTTCAAATACCCTTTGACAATATCATATATATCATCATTGAGCAGTGTTTTATTGCTATTAAAGAATGCTTCATCTGCCTGTTCTAAAACCTGGACAATTTGTAATGTATTTAAAGTTTTCAAAGTATTGATAGGGTCATCTATAATTCTTTCTATAAGAGACATACTGGTTATTTTATAATATTATATCATTTTTTATTTATGTACAAAAAAGTACATATACGTTTGTTTTTGTTAAATGTTAAGAAAGATAATTTACACTTTGTTATAACTATGTATATGTACTTTTTTGTACATAAACATTATACAATAATAGAAATAGAAAGCATAAATGCTCAGGTATTTACTCTTATTGTTATGTATGACAGAAATACTATGTGTGCCGTCAAAAGTTGTAATTGTAGCAAATGTAGCAAAACTGAAACAATACATGAAAGATATTCACATAGAAAAATGCAATAATACCCTTCTAATTCATTTGGGAGAAGATGTGAAAAACCATCATCCGTCTTTTCGTGATTATGTATTACAAAAGGTGATTCATATTCTATTATCATGACAAAACACAAGAACGATGTTCATTGATGGATTTACATGGCTTTATGATAGCATTCTTGTTTAATACATCAATAAAATAGTTTAAGATGTCTATATTCAAAGATTTCTTAATTTTTTTGCATATTTTGATAATAGCTATGTAATTGATATGGCAATATTTTTGAAGAGTGATAGTATTTATGATAAGTCTTTTATTGCATACGCTCTCAATCTTGATGATATCTAAATGAATACTACTAAGCAATGACAATATAGCTGCATCCAATTTTTGCTGTCTTGATTCTAATTTTGTGCTTATGTGTTCATGAATGTTTGCTCTACACATTGGGCATAGTAATGAATTTGACGCAGATAGATGTATAACACATTTGTGATGTATATACTGTTTGCAACAAAACATTTGCATAAGTTGTGTACCTTCAAGGCATATGCAACATTCTGTTTCAATAGGTGTATCTAAATGTGTCTTGATAATGTCTGCATAGTCAACCTTTATTTTCTTCAAGCATTTTTTCATGAATTTGTAATCAAACCAATATTGTGGTGATACACAATATTCATATTTTTTTGTATAGCTTCTTAGGGTTTTGTTAAATTTCATATAAGTATTATATTCTTCTATATGTTATATAACAAAATGACAGGAGCACTTGAAAGTTTTTTGGTATATAACTTATATGACATAGATATATCAAAACTTACGTTGAATGAAACCGAAAGGTAAATATATTTGTTTTTACACCAATTTCAGAATATCTTCCATCAAGTGCTCTAATTCAGGGACTGGTAATTTGGAATAATCTATTTTGTTTTCTTTGTTGTTGAATGTTTGTGGTTGCAGTCCATTTACTTTAACAGGATATGCATAATGTGATGTAGTACGAAATTCACGAAGATATTTCAGACGTTTTTCATACATCTTTTGAGTTCTACCAATTTTCGGTAAGAAACTTACATATTGAACAATGCGTTCTTCAGGGCTTCCGTATTGATTTTGATGAAATGTTCTTGAATCCCATAATACCAGTGCACCTGCAGGAACATCAAGAACTTCTTTCAAGTCCTTTATAGATTCAAGATATTCATGGTCTATCAATTGCCAATTTGTCTTGTGTGTCAGCCCTTTTTCTTCGCAATATTTTTCATACAATTTATGGCTTCCTTTGTATACTACTAAAGAACGTGTTGTATTTGTGGTTAGCGCAACAAACCCTTGATAACTCTGTTGTTTATTGGTTGGAGCCTGATCTGTATGTGTCCATATGGTATCTCTTTTATCAAGGTCTTTGCTGAGCCAACAACAGCCGTCATATGATACTACAAGGTCATCTGTATTCCATAGAGATTTGAAGACTTTTTGAACATTTACACGAGTTCTCACATACCATGCATGAAGTTGATGTCCTGCTTGATAAAACCTGGAAATTCCATGTGGTACTTTCTTGTGATTTTTCTTCATTTCTGGATTAGAATCCATCCAGGAATAAAAGTATTGTAGTGCAGTAGCAAGTTCATCAGGTGAAAGAATGTCTGGTATGACACAATATCCATTTTCTTCAAGTTGTTGTTTGACGTATTCATTTGAGTATTCCATTTTGATAGACGATTATTATAATGCACAAAATCATTTTTTATAATTATTGCAATAAAATGATACAAATGTATATAAAGAATATGTACATTGTTTTCATATGATATTGGTCTTACCAAAATGATAATAGATGATTATTTAGAGTATACTAAAACCTATAAGAAAAAATATGGAGAAAAATGTATTGTATTAATGCAAGTTGGTAGTTTCTTTGAACTTTATTCAATAAATGATGACACATCTGATGATATATATAGTATTGCTGATATATGCAACATCCAGATTTCTCGTAAGAACAAGAATATTGCAGAGGTGTCTATATCAAATCCATTGATGGCTGGATTTCCTTTGTATACATTGCATAAGTTTACTACCATACTTTTGAACAATAACTACACTATAGTGCTAATAGAGCAAGTGTCTGAACCCCCGAATCCTGAGAGAAAAATAACAGAGATACTTAGTCCAGGGATGAATCTCAATATAGTAGGAAAACGAAACAATTTCATGATGGTTTTATATTATGAATTCATAACAGATTTGCCAGTTGTTGGAATAGCAGGTATAGACCTTTCTACAGGTAACTCGTTTGTTTATGAAGCAGGTGCAAACAAACAAGATATTGATTTTGTAAATGATGAGGTATTTCGTATTATAGCTACATATAATCCATGTGAGCTTATCATTTTGTCTGATAAGAACTATGAAGAGTCTAAGAAGCAATTTCTAACGAAACATTTGAATTTAAACAATATTTTAACTCATGCTAAATGGGACACCTATGAACATCTTACATCTATGTGCAAACTTACATATCAAACTGTAATATTGGAAAAGGCATTTGCAAAGAAAAAATGCATGGTATCTATCATAGAAACATTAAACATTGAGAAATATGCATCTGCGAGGATAGCATTATGTTGTCTATTACAGTTTGCATATGAACATAATGTTGACATTATCAACAACATCAATATTCCTGAGATAATTAATGATAATACTTATATGACAATTGAATATAATAGCGCAGTGCAATTGAATGTATTAGGTCTTTATCAGAATGATAAACCATTAATAGACATATTGAACAGGTGTATGACAGCATTTGGAACACGTATATTCAGAGAAAGGTTATTAAAACCCATAACAGACCCTGATGTACTTAACAAGAAATATGATGAGATAGAGTATTTATTACAAGACAATAGGTTTCAAAACGTTTCTAAACTGCTTTGTGGTATCTTAGACCTTGAACGGATAAAGCGTAAAATGTTTCTAAACAAGATTCATCCACATGATTGGTGTGGGTTCAATACATCTCTTGAAAATGCTATTCAAATCTTGACAAAATATTATGAAAACCATGACACAAATGAATATAGTGAAATGATAAAACATTATAAAGAAATATTAGATTTTGACGAGGTTAGCAAATACAATTTGAATGACATAAAAGGAAACATTTTCCTGAAAGGAACATATGTTGAAATAGATGCCTATATACAAGATTTCAATGATGCATATGCAAGAATAACACATATTAATAATAAAATTAATCAGATAGATTCATCTGGAGACAGTACATCATGTAGAGTGGATTTTAATGAAAAAGACGGATATCATCTGAATATGACAAAACGCAGATTTGACACTGCAAAGACAAAAGAACCCAATACCATGAAAGGTTTCAATGTGAAACCAGTAGGCACATCAAATAATGTGAAATTAGTGAATGAAGATATTACCATTGCTTCCAATGCCATGGAAGATAAACAAAGACTAATCTCCAAAAGTGTATTGGCTTATTACCAAGTGTTTGTAAAGGATTTTATAGAAAAATATAGCAAATGTCTTGAAAATATCATCAAAGTCATAACAGATATTGACATATCATGTTGTAATGCAAAGAATGCATATGAGTATCGTTATTATAGACCATATATAACAAATGAAGAAGCTTCATACATTAAAGCAGATAATATCAGACATCCTATCATAGAGAGAATAGACGATACTATACCATATGTAGGAAATGATATATATCTGTCTGCAAATACTTGTAATGGAATGCTTCTGTATGGTATCAATGCGGCTGGAAAGAGTAGCCTCATGAAGTCTGTTGGACTAAATATTATCATGGCTCAAGCAGGCATGTATGTTGCATCCACTCATATGAGATACTACCCTTACAAGCACATATTTACACGAATTTCAGGTATGGACAATATTTACAAAGGGATGAGTAGTTTTACTGTAGAAATGACAGAACTTCGCAACATCTTGCAACGTTGTGATAAGTATAGTTTGGTACTTGGAGATGAAATATGTAGTGGAACTGAATCTGTTTCAGCACTTGCCATTGTTGCAGCAGGTATAGATACACTTGTCAAGAAACAATCATCATTTATATTTGCAACACATTTGCATGACTTGACTGACTTAGATATAGTCAAGATGCATATTGACAAGCGCATTAGTATCAATCATATGCATATAACCATTGATGATAAGAATAGGATTGTATATGAACGAAAAATACAGAATGGCAGAGGTTCAACAACATATGGCGTGGAAGTATGCAAGACCCTTGATATGCCTATGGATTTTATGAAGATAGCTGAAAGTGTCAGAAAGCAAATACAAGGATATAATACATTAATGGTGAGTCCAATAAAATCTCGTTATAATAATGGTTTGTATATGACTATGTGCGCTGTTTGTAATACAGAGCCTGCTGTAGATACACATCATATCAATTATCAGTGTGATAGTGACGTTGAAGGTTTTTTTACAGAATTCCATAAAGATTCCAAACATAATCTGGTAGCATTATGCAAAGACTGTCACAAGAAAGAACATATGGGTATATTAGATATCAAAGGGTACAAGAAGACGTCAGAAGGTGTTGTCATAGATTTTGATGAAGTGGTTGGTTCTGCAAACAATTGTGGTACAAATCCTGTAAATAATACATGCAACTTATCTGCAGAAGCCTGTGCAAAACTTAGACAGTATGTCAAGAAAGGTAAATGTAATTGGTATGTTAGAAGAACAAAAACAACTGCGTTTAAGATTTGTGTTGACGAAAAAATAATACTGGATAGGATTAATAAAACTTTGCATGTGAATTTTTATGACATATCTGATGAACTTCATAATAAGCTATATGACCCTTCATACTGAAGCATAAAGTTTTTGTAACTCAGGGTGCAATATATATTTATAGTATATATTTTCTATCTTTGTCAAGGTCTGTGATAGTATTTGACAAAGTTCAATAAGGAAAGCGTGGTGATAACTGCATTTTTGATGTTCTATCATGATGAAAAATTTGTTTTTTATGTCAATGAATAAGTTCAGTATGTATTTTCTTAATATTGACAATGTCATTTACTTTTTTAGACACTATCAAAGCTTTATATGATATAGGAGAGAATATGTGAAATAAAACTGAATATATATTATAGATTAATGCCTCCAAAAAGAATTTTGAGAAAACCTAAAATACATACCGGTGGTCTACAAGGTATGTCGCCATATGATATGCAAGGTATGTCGCCATATGATATGCAAGGTATGCCATATGATATGCAAGGTATGTATCCAAATGGTATGCAAGGTATATCTTCGAATGATAATACTAAAGAAAAACAAGTAGTAAATGCTGTTAAAAACCCTCCAAAAAGTTGGAGCAAATGGTTGGTACATGAATTTTGGGAAATTGCCAATAATTGGGATACTATTGCTAAAACAATGAAAGTAGATGTGCAAGATTTTGTTGAACTTAATCCAGTTCTTGAAACCAAAGTAGAACTTCCTATACAACCCTTAAACAGAATGCACCCTCCTATGTATGGTGGAATAGAAGGACAATTGCAATCAAAAGCAAACACTGTTGTTGATAGTAAAAAAGTTTTAACTCCTATTACAAAATCAAGTTGGACATATATACTTTTAGTGGTACTTCTTGTATTTACTCTGACAATTGCACCATTTGTATTGCTTGGTCTTTCACTATATTATTCAAGTCCTATATGGTATAGTTTTTGGTTTGGAGAGCAATATTATTTAGAAGATTCAGAAGACTTCAAAGAAGCCAGAAACATGTATAAAATAGGATCATGGTACATGCAAGATTATGTTCTATATGTAGCTATCATATTGATTGTATTTTTGTTCGCAAGTATTTTTTTATCATTAACCGTGTATATCAAACATAACAATGCTGTCTATATCAGAATGAAATACAGAGTTTATATTGCGATAGCATTATGTACATTTGTGATGATATGTTATTTAGCAATGGAATTATCAAATCATACCATACAACAAGTAGGAATATCCAGAGATTCTTTATCAAATATCATCTATGAAAATCTAAATTATGACTATATCAACTATTTAAATGATTTTGCAAAAAATACAGATAACAAAAAATGTGATGGTAGTATGAGTGAATTAGCAAAAGGTAATTTAACTTTATCTTCAGATTCATCATCTGCAAAGTGTTATGAGAGTGTCAGTGGTAATTTGGTGTATATTAATAATCAACAACGTTTACAAACATATATAAAAAAATTAATTAACAACAAGACCATAGATGAAATCAAGTCTGCGCCAAAACCTGATTATATTAAGAACATGGATGATAGTGATACTGTATTTGATTTAGTTGTAAAAACAATTATAACTTACAGAATTATAAGTGGTCTTCAGGCATATAGTGATAGTAGAAACAAACATTTTGATGAAAACTCATTCAAAGATATCATGCGAATCATAGCAAGTGTCAGTGTAAATAACTATAGTATTTTTGGTGATTACAACTTTACTTACATTAAATGCATAGAAGAATTGGAAGGAATGGGTTTGGAAGCTGTTTATATGAAAACTATATGTGAAAAATGTGATGCAGTTGCAGCAAATATTGATGATACAATGGCATTGTTCAAGAAATCAATAGGAAACATATCATTTCCAAGAAGATTGGGTATATCAACTATTATTACTATTATTTTCGTGTTTTATATATTATCTATTTTAGCCAACATCAATGCTATAAGAAGTTCACAAACACCAGTTCAAGCACAAGGACAAATGCCAGGACAAATGTATGGTTAATAAATTATGATTATATAATAGAGTATATACATC